CTTTTGCTTGTTTAACTGCAGACTCATAGTAAGTGTGATCATATAATTTCTTTTCAGAAACACTTAACTTTCCAATGAGAACATCTTCTTTTGGATATACACCTTTTTCAATAACAGACTCGAACATCCACATACTGATCTTTTCTTTAATCTCAGTCAGCTGTCTTGTGTCTGCTTTTGCATTTGCGGTAAAATGGTTGAAGAGATTGTTAATTGCAGATGCAGAACCACTGAACAAAACAGTCTTATTATTGTCATCTTTCAAGAACAGTTTATCTGTGCCTGTTGTTGTGACAATTATTTGTTTGTCAGGTTTGGTTTTACTTTTCGTGATAGAGAAAACTGATTCGCTTAGTTTATAACCAGCTTTAGTTAGTTGGCCAACTAGAGCAGCAGCTTTAATCTGAGTGCTGTCTCTAAGAACAACTTTGTGTCCTTCTCCGTAGGTGGTGCTTCCAACAATAGATGCCATAGTTACTAAATTATGCCTTAATAGCAATATTTAGTCAAGCATGCCAACGATTATATTTTCTTTCCCAGACTAGGATTTTACGGAGTAGGAGAGGGATAACCTCATTGTGACGATCTGTGCGGAATATCCTTTGAATACCTGACAGATTTTTTGATACCTTATAGGTCTTGGCGTAGCGTATTAATTCAGCCACTGAGATAGTTGGACGCTTGGTTTTAAAATCAAGATATACGCAGTGGGCATATGCCTCAATTTCATCTCGACCAGCATGGTAATCTCTGTTGTTATCGATGCGTTCTATTCCAGTTTTAGAATAGTAAACCTTACTGGCGCAATATTCTTCATCCTTACCGTAGTACTGTTTACAGTGGATAAGTTCATGCATGGCAACCTGAATACATCTATACTTGAATCTTTTCCAAGATGCCTCAGTAAACTTATGGTGGTTATAATCTGTGTCTGGACTTGTCCAAATATCCAACTCAGAACATCCCTTGTCTGGATAGTAACCACCACCAACAGCAATGTGATTAATTGGTTTGGTTTCTTTATGCCATACAATGGAAAAGCGCCACTTCTTGAAGTAGTTCCTCAAGCCAGTGGCGTCATTTTTGTATCTATCTAAATCATTCCAGATTTTGGCTGGAATAAACTTTGCCCTGAATGGGCGATCATCAAAGTTCAGCATGTCAACAAAGTCGAAATCTAAACCCTGAATGTATCTCATTTTACATCACCCGAATAGTGACTCCAAGTCAACTTCCTGTTTGCTCTCAAAGTGCTCATCGAACATCTCCTGTGCTTTCTGGTGAATCGAAGGATCGTGGTTAGATTTAACGAGTACCTCATTTAGATATCCAGTCGGCTTTTGGTCTGCCAAGTCAATATAGTGCTGGGCAATTACCTTGCGATCAAACTGTTTAATGAGTTCATAATTATTTAGTTGAATTTGACGGTAGTCAGCTTCGCTCATGTTACAAAAGTTAGTGATCGCTTGCCCGTATTCCTTCGGTGTGGAGGACTTCTTGATCATACAGTAGTTTATCCCTGCTTTGAGTACGACTCCCATACCTTCTTCATTGTTGGATACCCCAAAATTAATAGCAATTGGAACAGTCCCAATACGCATAGCATCAATAACAACTCGGTTGAAGTGTTCCCCGAAAGTATTAGACCAGCTTGGATCAACCAAAAACTTGCTAGTGGCCAATATCTCATCACGCTTTCCTCCTGATATAAAACCAAGATACTCAAAGTTACCTGAGTTCTCAGCATTCTCCCAGATGCGTTTGCCTTCTCTATCGGCAGTTACATCTGGATCATAGTCTTTAGTTGCGAAGTATTCTTCTTTACACTTATCCTTGGACATCATGTATGCTGCTTCAATACCATAGCCACCAACCAAAGTTTTTACTTCTGGCATGTAGGGAACGGCACGAATCAAATCATCGACACGCTTCCAACGCTTAAATGTTTGGATCGAGAGTAGTTTATTCTCACGACCAGAGAAAGGTGGGGTTGCTGGTACACCATCAATATCCTGAGGATTTAAAATTAATGCCCTTGGAACATTCAGGAAATCCGCAGACTCATAAGCAGCAGGGTGTACGCAAGCAACTCCAGAAAAGTGTTTCTCAAAAAGAACAATCCATGGATATAACTTCTTCAAATTCGCATCATGAATAATAGGAATCTGTTTTGCCGTAATCTTTTCAATCATCGGCAACCAGTTCAAGTCTTGCTCTGTGTCTTTGTTTTTGAAGCCGAAGATCGACTCCCAAATAACAATGTCGTGTGTGTTAGCATCGCGAATGAACTGCTCAATTGATTCTTTAACTTTGTAAGAATAGTATGGGGCAATCCAACCATCGCCTTGGTGTACTGGATAACCTGAACCAACCCCAATCTCATAACCCTCTTTAAGAGTTGTTGGAATCTCAACAGACTTTACCTGTTTGTTTGGCTTAAGATAAGCAAAGGTTACTTCGTGTCCAAGTTCTTTCAACCCAGCAAGCAGATGCTCCGCATGATTAATAATACCTCCAAAGTTATTGAAGGTATGCATGACCATCATAATTTTCATCCGAAGAACTCCTCAAGTGTACCAGCATCTGCCAGTGGGTGATATTTAACTAACTCTTCGCGACCAAGATACTCTTCGCAATAGTCGTACCATTCTTTAGATTCCCACATACCTTCAGAAACCCCATTCCAAAGTTTTTTCCAAAGTGGATGTTCTTTATTGAGTCTACGAGATTCAACAAAGTTAAAACGAGTATCTTCGTATGCCTTAGAACCCAACTCAAGCATTTTCTCACGGAAGTAAACAACCAAAGAGATACGCTCAGAACCTTCTTCACAAACAATCGGTGTGTTACCATGCATTACTTCATGATTATTAATCAAGAGCAAGTCACCTGGACGGACATTAACAGCAACACGATACTCAGGCGCAATCAAATATCCACCAGTGTACTTACCATCATTTGACAGAGTCAAGAGATTAGAAAGACCAGTGTTCAAATCACCTGCGTCATAGTGAGCAGCAGTTCTGAAAGTTTTGTTTACCGTAACAGTGGTAAAGGGTGTTTCAGGAACAAGGAATGCTGGATCAATTTTCTTGGCAGCTTCCATTTGATTATTGTAACGCCAAGGCAATAGTTCTTTAAATCCACGAGCCAGTGATTGTAGGAATGGATAAGACATTGAGAACTTCTCAAAGTTATTTGCCGTATAGGAAGTTGCGCGACCATAAGGAATGCGAGGATAACGATCGAACCAGCCAGCGATACCCGAATTAACAGCAGTACCATAGGTAGTTAAACTCATCATCTTCATAACTTCTTCACAAGCATCTGCTCGCTCAGTACGACTCAAAGGTTTGATAGAATCTAACCATCCTTCAAAGTCAAACTTACCATCACGATAACGAGAGATAACCCAGACATTATTCTTGCCTGCGCCACCAGCCATTTTCTTATCAACTTCACGAGGATACTTGCCACGAATAGCATCGATAACATCAACCTCATCAAGAGATGCGTTACGATTGGCAAGCAATGCCGATGTCATCTCATCTTGATAGTTGGTTACCCATTCACGACCCTCATCAGTGGCAACTATACCTTCTTTGATACCCGATGCGAGACCCCTGTTTTCCGTACGAGTGGCTGCTTCTCGTAATCCGATATAAGCCATTTCTTGTTCTTCTTTGGTGAAAAAGTTTTTGCGGAATTTAAAGACGATTTTTCTTTCGTCTGTTCCTGTTTCACATTCTGAGCAATCTCTGTCACAGCCTGCCTGTGCTCCAATTTCGCAATCAGCTGGTGCGTAAACATCGCAATCTTCTTCAACAAGGATATCATAATGTCGTTCATCTACGAATTTCCCCAATAAGTCAGTGCAGTCATATTTCTTTTCTGCTACAATTTTCCTAACCATTTCTTTCTCCTAAAACTTAAATCCTTCGAACTCTTCTGCTTTTACACGCTTTCCGAATTCAGACTTGTCAAATACTGGACCATGATCTTCTTGTCCAGAGTCAGATAGATTTTCTTGTGCGCTACCTTCTAAATTATATAACTTCATCTTGGATCTGTCAACCCCAATCACAAACTTCTTAAAGTATGATGGATCCCCATAACGATTCTTCAATTGCTTCACAAGAATCTGATTCAAGTTTTGTAGTTCTTCAGAGGATATTAAAGCAAACATAAAATCCACTGTAGCTGGCAAACCAAATGATTCAGAAGTGTCTGTTAATTCTACATCAGTATTAGCAAAACCCGATCGAGTCGTTTGAGTCGCTGATAAAATTGGAACAGCATATTCTACTGCCAATCCTCTCAACTCTTCTGCGATGCTCTTAATATATGTATAAGAATTTACATTCGCCCCTTGCTTCATTCTAGAAGAAGAACAGATATTAAGGTAGTCAATAATAACCATATCTGGAGTAAACTTCTTCTTTTGCTTCAGTTCTTCCAACAATGCTTTGAAGTGACCAGAGTGAGCACCTGCCGTTGGATATTCTTTAACGATCAACTTGCCCTGTGTCTTACCAGAAACTTTGCTAAAACGCTTTTGATATAACTCTCTATCAATAACTTTCAACTCATCCATGCCAATGTTCATTAAGTTGGCATCGATACGCTCAGCGATTCTTTCTTCTGCCATCTCCATAGTAATGTATAAAACATTCTTACCCTGCATTAAGGTAGATGCTGCCACATGGCACATAAACAAAGACTTACCAACGCCAGTACCAGCCAATACCACAGTAAGGGTCTTCTTTGATAATCCACCCTTAGTGATTTTATTGAAGAGGTCAAGATCGAAAGGAATCTTCTCTTCCACCCGATGATAAAAATCATAGCGTTCATCAAAATCTTCGATGTAATCATGACCGACATGGTTATCAAAAGACACGGCAAGAGCATCACTGAGTATAGAAGGAATTGAATCTTTGGTATGGACTTTATCGCCACCATCAATGATTTTAATTGAGTGTAAAATCGCATTATAAACTGCCTTATCTCTACAAAACTTTTCAGTTTCACCAAGCAACCAATCAACATTAGTTTCCTTGCTTGTTAGTTCATTAATATAAACCTCAAACTCAGGAATCTCTTTGTCGTTTAGATCTTTTCTGTTGCCAACTTCAATCGCCAGAATTTCTGGAGATGCTGGTTTGTTATACTCTACAAAAAACTTTATAAGTTCCTGAGCAATTACTGTTTCTTTTCTATCAGTAAAATATTCAGTTTTAAGATGAGGAACTACCTTGCGGCAATATTCCTCATTGTGAATCAAGTTCGATAGGATCGACTTCTCTATTCTCATCTACACCGCCTGTATATACTATATCGTTTTTAATTACACCATACATCATAAGTTCCATCAGAAAATCGCCCAACTCATTTTTAAATGCTTCGTGGTCAAGATTTTCTGGTTCTTGTTCATGTATAGTGTATGCAAATTTGACTCTCAGTCTATCATTTTCTTTGTCTTCTTCAAAAGAAACTCGACCATATGAGAATATTATACCTGAAAATTCTCCCTCTGTCAACATTAACGCAATAACTCCATTGCGTTCTAATGTTTTGTGTGGTCTAATCAGTAAGTCATTCTGCATTATCAATCTCTGCAAGTTCTTTTTCAATCTCCTCATCTTTTAGGATTTCGGTAGAACCAACTTGATATTTGTCTTTAACGAATTGAATAAAACTCTTTTGCATTAAAACAGGCATCCAAAATTCTTTGTTATCTGTATCTTTAATCCGATACTTCTTATCTTCTATCTCACCAGTGTCCTTGTCCACTTTTGAGTACCAACCATTAGATGGCTTAATAACATGTCCCGACTCCAACGCAATGTCAAGTAACCCAGACCAACGACTAATACCACCATCATGATATACAGTAACAGGGATTTTAGATTTCTCTCGAACATAACGAGATTTCTCCACATTAATGATAAAGTTGTAACCGATTACCTCAGTTCCTTCTTTCTCTTGTTGACGACCGATAATAAAAATATTATCAGCTGAATAGTACGAACCAGTGCCACCACCAACGATTGCTTTCGGGAACATACCAATTTCCATGTAGGTATGGTTCACAACAACCAGTGGAATATCTTTCAGGTTCAAGTGTGGTGTAATCATACGGAACAAACTCTTCATTTGTTTCGCACGAGTCATGTCACCGACAGACTTACCTTCCAAGGCATCATCTACTTCTTTCTTAGAAGCAAGGTTTCCGATTGAATCAATAACAACGATAAGATGATCGCCACGCTCAACACCTTGTAACTGTTGCATGATATCAAACTTTAATTGTTCAACATCAGTTAGTGGGGTGTGAATAACACGATCGGTGTCGATACCGAAACTATCAAAATAGGACTGAGGAGTACCAAACTCAGAATCATAAAACAGTAGAACAGCATCTTCATATTTGTCCAAATAAGATTTTGCCATCAGCAAACTGAAGGCAGTTTTAAAATGTTTCGATGGACCAGCCCACATTGTAACTCCTGGGACTAAACCACCATCTAGGCGACCAGACAATGCGATATTGATTGCTGGTACAGAGGTAGGAATCATATCCTTCTTAGTGAAGAATTTTGATTGTGAAAGAATTGCGGAATCTTTAATTGTCGAATTCTTTTTAATTTTGTCTAATAAACTCATATGTTCTCCAAGTAACTAATTCTATTATACTATGTATATGTTTGCAAGTCAAGTCTTTTTCTTGCCGTGTGGAACATCGAATACAAAGGTTATGCGAACACAATCTCCAATATTTTCTGTTCCGTGTTCTAATTTATTGTTAAACCACAGCAGAGTTCCTGGCTCAACAATTACTTCTTCATCGCCAACCATATATTTGTATCTACCCTGAATAGATAAATGATAGCGATCTTTGGTTTGATAGTAAGATCCAATGTCAATATGTTTTCCAACTTTGCCACCTACAGGTAGTGATAGGAAACCGCATCGTCTTACTTCTTTGAAGTGTCTTTTCAGAAATTTAATTATCTCTGTGTGATTATTTACTGCTGGTGTTGGGATACAATATTCTGTGTCGCCAACATACTGATCTTCTGAATCAACTGCTCCCATCACTAACTGTAAAACACCTGCTTCAACTTCAGGGAATCCACGATCTAACATTGACTGAGCACCATCAATCTTTTTAACCGCACCCCAATCTTGCGGATGTTGTTGTAACTGCTTCAATATTTTGCTGACATTCAAGCCAGTTTTAATTATGCGAATATTATCCAAAAAACTCTTCCAATGATGATTGAGGTTCTACATTCCATCCCAAAGGTTCAATGACAATCTGCAAAGCATCAAGGAAAACCTTTTGAAATTGCTTTTCGTAGTCCACATAACTATGTAGGTTTAATTCTTTTGGTAGTTCTTGGGCAAAAGAAATGACATCTTCCTGAATAGGATTTGGTGTCTTCAGATATACAAACTTAATCTTGTCGCCATCGCGGATAGGTTGATATTGTTTTTCAAGTCCTCTGGCTTTTGTGTGGTGATTAAACAACAACGCACCACGAACTGCGATTGGGGTTGACTTACCATAGATTGTAGAACTAGCAGCATATTCTCGCAATCCATTTACCGATCTCGGAAACGCAATCTCTTCAACCGATAGTTGATTAAACTCATTTCTAAAAGTTTCGATGTAAGAATGGACCTTAGTTTGATTTCCTTCAAGAATAACCTTGATCGAATCTTTAAGTTTGTTACGAATAACCTGAGGTGTAGATGACTTGACCATCTCCAAACCCATAACCTTAATCTTAGGCTCCGCATACTGAACACCTTCCGAGTTGTGAACATTCATAATGTAACGCTTCTTGGCAGTCCAGATTGCTTTGTCAGCCAAGACCTCTCGCTTCATCTGCATCTTTTGGTCATAGGCATTAACATATGTAGCCAACTCCTGATACCCTTTGTCGATGAATGGTTGGAAAACAGTTTCACAGATTTTATCCATGTAACGAATCTTACCAGCAGTGTCTTGGTCTTTACAAACAAATTCAACTAAGTCTTCCAGTGTCAGATAGATTGAGTCAGTGTCGATTGCGATTACGAAATCTTTACCTTCAGTCTTCAGTACCTTGTTCATGTAAGCATTAAGTTTGTTCGCCATCCAACGAATCGACAACTGACCAGACAAAGTAATTCCCTCTGCCATTCGTAAGTCAAAGTATCGGAAGTATTGATTGCCCATCGCACCATAAGCAGAGTTCAACGCAATCTTCATTGCCATCTGCAGGTTATTAAGACGAGAGATATCTTTCAACAAGTGCTTCTTGCTCTTGTCGTTTTGATATTCCTGTTCAGCTTTCAACATCTGCTTTTTAAACTTAGAACGATTCGCATACATAGTTGCCATCAACTCTGGCATAAAGCCAAGTTTATCTTTGGTATAACAAACACCATTGGCAGTCATTGCGACATTGCGTTCTTTAATTTCTGTGGTATCAAACTTCTGTTCAAGAAGATAGTCAACAGTTACAGTTTCGCGACCCTCAAGCAATGTCTCAGGCGATATATTATACTGCATAATCAAGTGAGGATAAAGACTGTTCAAGTCAAAAGAAGCAACCCATTTATGTAATCCGATAATAGGATCTTTAACATAAGCACCCTCAAACTTATCTGCCTTGCGGTTACCAGTGTTCTGTGGAATAACAACACCTTTATCGCGCAAGTGATTATAGATGATAGCATCCCACATACGAACCTGACTGAATACATCTTCATAGTTAATCTTGGCATTATACGCCATGGTCAACTGAAGTTCAATCAACTTCATCTTATCTTCAAGTTTGTCAACAAGTTGCACATCATGAATATTATAAGCAACGAACTTCTTCCAGTTCTGAGTATAGAAATCTTTAAACGATCCATACTCACTATGATCTAATTTTTTATCGCCAAGTTCAACAAAGGCAATGTGGTCAAGACGATAAGATTCTTGAGCGGAGTAGGTATACTTCTTATAGAGGTCAATGTAATCCAACATAGCAACACCTTGAATGTCGTATGTTAATTCCTCGCTACCTTTCATGGCAACCTTACGCTCACGAATCATATCCCAAGGTGAGATCTTCTTAGCGAAAGATTCACCAAGAACATATTCAATCCTGCGGATAAGATAGGGAATGTCAAAGAAGTTAATATTCCAACCAGTAACAACATCGGGACAGTTCTCTTGCCAATAGACAAGGAATTCCTTCAGCATCTGTGCTTCGTTTTCATAACAACGATAGTCGATGTCGCCAGAGTTACCGATAGGTCTACGACCAAAGGTAACGATGTCTTTTGTTTTATTGTCTTGGAGTGTGATAAGAAGGATCTCTTCATTTGCTGAAGGGATATCAGGGAATCCATTCTCAGTGGCAGTTTCAATGTCGATCGTTAGGATCTTGACCAAATCTGTATCTGGAATAATCTCACCCCTGTAGGTGTCGCTGATGAATTGAGCAACCCAATTATTATTACCATTAATCTCGAATCCTTGAACATCTTTGTATCGTTCAATGTATTCTTTAGTTTCGTGAACATTTCCACACTGAAGTGGTGCCACGAATTTACCATCAAGAGTTTGATACTCTGTTGGAGATTTTGAAGGAACAAAGATTGTTGGATTGAAATCTACACGATGTCTAAAAGGATTTCCGCTTGTATCGTAACCACGGACAAGCATCTTACTACCATATTGAACAACGCTTGTATAAAATTCTTTCATTTATTTCCCATAAATTAACATCATAATATCCAACGCACAGTCATGAGTTGGGTGGTGCTTAATAACATTGTGTCGTTGAAAGGTAGGATGAATGATATCAGCGTAGCCACCCTTACCTGTTTCGCAAAGCAAGTCAACTGCTGTTCGAACATCACGCCAAACGAAGTAAGGTGCGATTAGATCTTGTTTGACAGATTTACATAGACTGTCTATACACATTTGATCAAGGGAACCTCGCGACCAAAAGGTTTGTTCTTTCTCTGGAAACTTTGCGATATATTCTTTGATGACATTTATACCATCGATTGGTTTCATATCGGCACCAGTGACAGCCAATGAAGTTTTCTTCACATAATCATGTTGGGTTGCCCACCAATCTAATGTTCCTCGATCAACTGAACGACCAAGTTGAACTTGCGCTTGAGCATCAAATTTTACAAAGAGTGCTTTCTCCAACAACTGTTCGTAGGTATATTGTTCGCCCAAGTCGAAGTGGATGATGGAAGCTGAAAGAACAACAGCTGTGGACTCTGCGTCAAGAGTCTCGATATCGAACATAAACATAATAAAACTCCAATGAAAAATAGCGTCTCAAGTATTATTATACCTGAAACGCCATTAAAAGTCAAGGATTATTTTGCGATTTGCAAGCCAGCAAGGGCTGATGCTGGAGCAACTTGAATGCCAGAACCAAAGATTCTGTTGTATTCGTTTACCATATTTTGATCAGGTACACATTCTGCAGCAATCGCAGAATAATACAAGTTAATATTGCCAGAAGCATAAGGCATATATGGAGCAATTGCAACACCCATACCTTTTTCTGTTTGTTGTAGCACGATTTGTGCTGGAGATTTTAATTCATAGTTAGTACTATCAGCTTTTACTTCCTGAGCGATAATGTCTTCACCATTAATCATTTTATATACTTTCACTGTCATATTTCTTCCTGTTCTACCATAAAATCAATAAACGATGCAGCGAGATCTGCGTTATCAAACTGCCTCACAATACTACTAAATGTATAAACATTGTAACCAATAACTAATATAGAATTATTTTTAAAGATTGAAATCTTAAGCACCCAATCTCTTCTTCGGATAGGTACATATGTTACCATGTTTGGAAATACACTTGCTTTTTTCTTCATCAAACTATTTAGTCTCATGAAGAAGTGGGGAACAAGTCCCCACTCTTTTACTTCTTCTCTGGTACTGGTGGAACTTTTCCGTTTACCCAATCCCAATCATCATCAGTCATAGGGATCCAGTTTAACATTATAATCCCCTATACTGCGAGTGATTAAATACTCGAGTCCAGTGTTCAACATCACCAGCATTTGCTGGATTCTTGGAGAGAATAAATTCTTCCAATGCTGATCTAGACTTAAATACTTTAGAGAGTTTTTCTAAAATTGTTTTCATCTTCCAATCCCCCTTGTGATTGCTTCGGCTCTTGCTTTACGAGCTTCGGCAATTGCTTCACACATTAGATTGAAAAACTTTACAATCGGATTAAAGACGCTCAGCAGTTTTGTCATATTCGTCCTCTTGTAAAAATTGTTTCTTACCTTTTACATTCACAGGGACTTTCTTTGGCTTGTTCTGTTCAGGAACCAAACGCTCCAAAGCAATCTTTAACATACCATTAAATAATTCGGCATTCTTTACTTCGATGTGATCATCGATAGCAAAGGCACGAGTAAAAGCACGAGTAGCGATACCTTTGAAGAGGAATGTATCTTCAGGAATATCATCTGTGCTAGTGTCAACATTTCCCTTAACGATTAACTTACCACCATCAATGGTGATATCAATCTCTGATTCACCGAAACCAGCTACTGCCAATTCGATGGTGTAGTTGTTCTCATCATTCTTGCGAATGTTGTATGGTGGATAGTTGGG